ATACAATAAAGTAACAATAGTGTCAACAGTAGTGTTGGACAATTTTTTACTTCCCCAAAAAATGAACGCAAAGGACATATAATAATACACAACGCACGGGGGGGGTCTCGACATTTAACAACAGTGTAACAATCCTGTTTCAGTGTAACAATATTGCAACAGGTGAACAAACCGTGAACATCCGATCGATGATAACAATGCAACACTACTGTGACAATGTTGTTACATATTGTACAATAACAAGGTGTTGGACAATTGTGTCCAATGTTGGACAGATTTGAATAATTCCAGAGAGAGGGAGAGGGTGCGAATAGGACAACAATGTTGACCTTTATGAACCTATATCGTATTGATATACCAAGCTATGCATCTGTAGCATGACTGCTATACCTGGCAAGCATAGGTGTCATAAACGCCATATAAAGCCCGCACAGAGCCGTTGGATCGTTTGGTAGGTGCTATCATATGGAAGACACTCAACGCGCTCTGGTGGTACCTCCAAGGCATGGGAACAAACCACGAACAGGCAATCAATTGTGGCGACAATATGATTTGTTTTAAAATGGTGATTTTTATTTTGACGGCGTGGAGCAATACGGGTTACGGTTCGTATACTAGATACAACGCAACAAACAGAGAAAGCCAAGACAATGACTGAAACGCCCACCGCGAACAACGCAATACGGACACGATACAGCGGAACAAGCTCCAGCATAACAGCCACGGCCAACGGCAATCGCGTCCGCGTCGGATACGATCACGCACTAAGCGCAACCGCCAACCATGCCGCAGCGGCTCAGACATATCTGGACAAATACAACGAGTTCGAGACCAAACTCAACGTTGACGGGTTGTGTTTTGATAACGATTATTTCTGGACGTGGTCGGTTACCGGACCGAGAAAGGCGGCGGCGTAATGACAAACGCAACCGAATGGGCTGAGTCACTTATCCGCGCCGGGGCTGACATGGCCGCCGTTAATCGCGAACTAGACGCCGCATTTCTGGAGCCTGAGCCGGAAAAGAAGGCTGCTGTGCGCTCAGAATTTACGCGCCTCACCCTTGCCAATATGGAAGTTGCAAAGCGTGGTCGCGAACAATACAAGGGTTGGAGACCCCAATAGATTGCAAAAACTAGGGCAAGGCATTACGCTTTGCCCTATCTTGTGCAATTTTGAAACAAAGAGGGAAAACTATGACCTATGACGAAGCCAAAAAGATAACAGGCAATCAACCCGCCTGGGCATTGCGGAACATGATCAAAGCACTTGAGATGTGCCAGTGGTTAAACACACCGGAGGAACAGAAGCGATTGATTGCGGCACGTATCGTAGCGACAAGCACGTTGTCAAAATGTCGATAATATACGATATTTTATAACGTCGCGTATCAGAGACATAAGGAACAAAATTATGATTGACATTATCCTTTGCACCATAATTGTCACCATTGTATACTTGGCACTCGATCAACTGCTAACCTTCCTATGGAGGAACGACTAAATGGAACCTGATTATAAAGAAATCCAATGGCGAATAAACCGTATCATAGATGAACTAGAAAACTGTGTAATACTCACAGAGTGTCCAAATTGCGAAATGGCTCCTTCAAGCGAAGGTTGCATGTGTAGCGACAAGGCCGCAAACCGCATGACAGCCAAAGCATACTTGGCAAGCTTTGACGCCAAGTATCGAAGGGACGGCAGCGGCGGCCTCGTTATCACCTTAGATGATGGGGACGGCTACGAGTTTGAAGTGAATACACGAGCCAAAGACGTTGTGTATCGAGTAGACCCGTATCACTTTGTCTCTGAATTTTACCGGAAAGACGCCATGAACATAGCCGCTGAGGCTGATAAACAACTTAACAAAATGGAGAAGACATGAACCACCTTTGCCAACATTGCTTCAAAACTGCTACTATTAGGACAAAAGGCAGGCTACTATGCGCTGTCTGTTGGATGCTCAGGGAGGCCAAGAGAAGGGCTGGAGGCCTAGCATGAAAACCTGCACACGTTGCAAGACAACTCTGGAATACATCATCACCATTGACTACTTTGACCACTACTATTGCCAAGGTTGTAACAGAGAAGTGTATTACAACTACGAAGTAGTAACTCACGAAGACAAACTAACGGAGACATGCGGAGAATGAGCACCAAGCCATTGATAGACATAGTAGACGAAATGAGCCTTTGGTTCACCCTTGTCAACAAAGGGCTAGACCCAGAAACTGTAAAATTCTACCAAGAGCTGGCAGACATAAACGGCAAATCATCGTCTCTCACGTACCTCATCGAGGCCATCGAGGGATTTAAAGACTTTCTGTCTCAGGAGCCAGACATCTACGAATGGAAAGAAGACGAATTTTATTTCCAATAAGGGACTTGACAGCTTCAGAAACCAGTGTATAATAACAATATTGTACACAACTGAGAACACAATAGAGATTAAACACTCTTAGTATCAATATTGTTCACTTAGGGAAAACACGATATACGGATTTTCGTATAAGTTGACTTAATACGGATTTTCGTATAAATATCAAAACCACGAGGACTACGTGGATTTCATCAATGACCTGAAAGGAAACAAGATATGAAAATGAGCCAGAACCAGAAAATCCTCAAGCACCTGAGCAGCGGGAAGAGTTTGTCTCCCCTGCAAGCCCTGGGCCTCTTCGGGTGTTACCGCTTGGCTGGTCGAATCTATGACCTCAAGCGTGCCGGTCACCCGATCGAGACCATCATCAAGAGCGACGATCAGGGCCGGACCTATGCCAGCTATGTCCTGAAGCATGACGAAGCTGCGTAGAGCGTGGCACTACTGGTGCAAAGCTATCGGTCAGAAGGCGTTCCAAGACGACCTTCGGGCCGATAGAGTTGCGCTAATCAGGACAGCATGGGTTGTCTTGCACATTGTCACCTGTTTGTTCATAATTGCACACAACGGGTACAAAATGAACCTTTGGAGTATTTAACATGAGGTGCGCGATATGTGACATAGTACTGCCGGTACTGAGCAAAGACGACATCTGCAACGTGTGCAACTGGCACATCAAGGACGCACTGGGACAAACAGACCCAACTGCTCCCGTTATAGAACAGGAAAACGTAAATGATCTTATCACAAATAATGGCAATCTTCCTGTCGAAGGCGATCAGGATTGAGAAGCAACTGAAGGGCAAATGATATGGACCGGAACGAATGTCTAGAAACCGCAAAAGCACTGATCAACGGTGACCGTGCTGCAGACTACGGCTCTGCCTACGAGAACCACAACAGGATAGCGTCTCTCTGGTCCCGCTATGTCTCATCCAAGTCAAAGGTTCAGGTTCAGTTGACACCTATGGACGTGGCCCATATGATGATTCTGCTGAAGGTGGCTAGGCTGATGCACTCAGGTACCGACGACTGCTATGTGGATATTTGCGGATATGCTGCTCTGGCGGCAGAGATGGATAAGGAGTATGCTAGGTAATGGAAACCACTTCCCAAGTCAGCAAGTCGCACCAACCGTGCGAAGACTGTGGCTCCAGCGACGCGCTGGCAGAGTACGACGACGGACACACCTATTGCTTCAGTTGCAACCAGCACCGGAAAGAGATTGATAACGTGTCGAACATTGAGGACTACAAGAAGCCAGAGCCTGACACACGGTGGCAAGACCGGAAGATCGGCGGGGCCATCGCTGAGTTCTACGAGGTAAAGGTCCAAGATGATATTGTCTATTTTCCCTACTTCTGTGACGGAGTCCTGAAGGCCAGCAAGCTACGTATGCCGGGGAAGGAGCACAAGACCGAAGGCGAGTTCAGCAAGTGCGACTTGTTCGGTACGCACACCCTTACCAAAGCTGCCCCGCAACGCTCCAAGACGATCATCATCACCGAAGGCGAGGCAGACGCTCTGGCAGCGTTCCAGATGGCCAACCGTATCCCTCTGGGCTCCACCAAGGTCAGCGACAGCCCCAAGAGTACTCTGGTGCCTGTCCTGAGCATCAAGAGCGGAGCAGCCAGTGCAGAGCGTGACTTCAAGAAGAACCTGGAATTGCTCGAACGCTACGATCGTGTCTTCATCTGCTTCGACAACGACACTCCGGGCCGTACCGCCGCAGAGAAATGCGCCAAGCTTTTGTCTCCGGGCAAAGCCTACGTGGTCAACCTAGAGTACAATGACGCTTGTGAGTACACCAAGCGTGGCCTGGGCAACGAGTTCCTGGCCCACCTGAAGGACACAGACTCCTACACCCCGTCGGGTATCCACAACGGTGCGGACAACTTTGACCGACTGTGGGACGAGCAGAACATCAAGAGCCTAGCTTTCCCGTTCCCCGACCTTCAGGAGAAGACGCTGGGTACTCGCGGTAGGGAGATCATCACTTGGGCTGCTGGTACAGGCGTAGGTAAGTCCAGCATCCTGCGGGAGCTACAGCACTACTACATCAAGAACACCGACTTGAACATAGGCATCATTGCCCTTGAAGAGAGCGTGGACCGTACTCGCAGAGGAATCTTGGCTGTAGAGGCTAATCTTCCGCTGCATCTTAACGAAGTATTCAGCAAGTATCCTAAAGAAAAAGTCAAAGAACACTTTGCGAATACTCTTGGAACCGGACGTGTTTACTTGTATGACCATTTTGGCAGCATGAACACCGACGACCTGCTCTCTCGTGTCCGTTTCATGGTACAGGGCTTGGACTGCAAGGTGATCTTTATCGACCACTTGAGCATCCTTGTCTCAGGGCTGGAGATCATGGACGAACGAAAGGCCATTGACCGCACCATGACACTGCTGCGACAGTTGACCGAAGAGACCGGATGCACTCTGCACCTTGTCACTCACCTGCGCCGACTAGGCTCAGACCGGTCGCACGAAGAAGGCGTGGAGATTAACCTGGGCCACCTCAGAGGCTCTCACGGCATCGCCCAGATCAGTGACACTGTGGTAGCTTTGGAACGTGACACCCAGAGTGACGACCCCGTGGTCAGTAACACAACGACGCTGCGGGTATTGAAGTGTCGCTACACAGGAGACGTAGGACTAGCAGGTAGACTGTTCTACGAGAAGAAAACTGGACGTATGACAACCATCAAACAGGAGTTCTAGTTATGGCTAAATCTAAAGGTACAATGTTGAATTGGGAGTATAACGTAGAGATAACACCGGAAGAGTTTATCATGCGGTTGAAGCCCTTGGTCTGCGACCCTGTTTCTAGTCTAATGGAGTTCGATGGCGATATGTGGCTGTCTGACTACTCTAAGCTCGTGGACGCTTTCTGGAAGATCGACAACGCTGTCAATAAGATACAAAAGGAAAAAGAAAATGGCGAAGAAGAGTAAACAGGGAGCTAACTCCTACACCCCAGTTCCTAAGACAAAACGTAGAAATAAACTTGCCCCGCGCAACCACACCAAACGCCTGAACAAACGTTCCCCATATTCAGGCTCAATGTCAAAGAAGAGAGGCCAAGGTTGATGGAGGTTAAACTCATAGACCACATGGGTTCAGACTTGTCTGTGGTTAACGCAGCCAGGGTCAGCTTTGGCAAGGTGAGTAAAAAGCTTTCTCAGAAGGATGAGAAGCTCATAGCTTACTTGGCCAAGCACAACCACTGGACACCCTTTGGGCACACCAGTGTCACCTTCCACGTTAAGGCCCCTATCTTTGTTGCCAGACAGTTGGCAAAGCATCAGGTGGGACTTGTCTGGAACGAGGTCAGTAGACGCTATGTTTCTGACAGACCAGAAGCTTGGATATCAGACCTGTGGAGGCAGCAGAGCGACGATAAGAAGCAAGGCTCAGAAAGCTTTGGTGTGGTTTCTCAAGGCATCGTGGAGGACATCTACGCCTCTGCTATCTCGCACTCTATCGATGCGTATAATAGACTGCTTAAACTCAAGGTTTGTGAGGAGCAAGCCAGAGCAGTTCTGCCTCAGTCCATGTACACAGAATGGTACTGGACCGGCTCTGTTGCAGCGTTTGCCAGAGTGTGTAAACTAAGGCTAGAAGAGACGGCTCAGGAAGAAACACGAGAAGTAGCTGTTGCAATCTCAGGCCACTGTGATAAACTGTTTCCAGTAAGCTGGAGAGGACTGAATTGTTAAACACTCTTGTGATAGACATTGAGACTGACGGGCTGGACTATTCTGTGATCCATTGCCTAGTCACTCTCGATGTGGACAACAACATTGTCAAAACGTTTCTAAGCTCTGACGGAGTGCAGGAATATTTTAACAACTTTGACAAGATTGTTGCTCACAATGGCTCGACCTTTGACTTCCCTGCGTTGCGTAAACTATGGGGAGTAGAGGTTCCTATCGCCAAGCAGACGGACAGCCTGATCCTGTCTCGCATGGCAAAGCCCGATAGGGAAAAGGGCCACGGCTTGAAGGCATGGGGAGAACGTCTAAATTTTCTCAAGGGTTCCTACGAGGAGTCTTGGGAGAAGCTCACAGATGAGATGATAGCCTACTGTGAGCAAGACGTTCTCCTCTGCGCGAAGGTCTACGAGATTGTCTGCGAAGAGACCAAGGATTTTTCAGAGAAGTCTATAGCAGACGAACACCGTATGCAGCGTTTGGCTACACACGTTGAAGAGAACGGTTTTGCGTTTGACAAGAAGCTGGGACACAAGGTCTACTCCAAGCTCTTAGCGGAGCAGGAGGAGATCGTTATACAGATGCAGGACACTTTTGAACCAGAGGTGATCCAGCTAAAGACCAAGACCAAGCTGAAGCCGTTTAATCCAGCCAGCCGCAAGCAGATCGGTGAGAGGCTTATTGAAAAGGGCTGGAAGCCTAAGCAGTTCACACCTACAGGTCAGCCCAAGGTAGATGAGAACACTCTGGAAGATTGTGATATATCAGAGGCTCAGATACTGGCCCGTTACTTCATGCTGCAGAAACGCACTGCCATGATTGATTCCTGGCTGAAGTCGTGCGGGGAAGCTGACCGCGTACACTGCCAGTACAGAACCTTGGGCGCTATCACTAACCGTATGTCGTGCAGCAACCCCAACCTGCAGCAGATACCGTCTCTGCGTAAGCCGTTTGGCCTAGAGTGCCGACAGATGTGGTGTGCAGACTACGGTAAAGTGTTGATAGACACCGACGCTGCGGGGCTGGAGCTTCGAGTACTAGCGCACTACATGAACGACCCAGACTACACAAAAGAAATACTGGACGGCGATATACACACTGCCAATCAGAATATGGCTGGCCTGGAGACCAGAGATCAAGCCAAGACGTTCATCTACGCTCTGCTGTACGGTGCAGGTGACGCTAAGATTGGCTCAGTAGTTAACGGTACTGCCAAGGACGGTAGGGATTTGCGAGAGCGTTTCTTGTCTAATCTCCCGTCGTTCTCCAGACTGCGGGAAGCGGTGGTACACAAGGGAACATCAGAAGGGCGCTTGAGAGCAATAGATGGTCGACAAATTGTGGTGAGACACCCACACGCTAGCATCAATACGCTCATTCAAGGCTCTTCTGCTGTGCTTATGAAGAAGTGGTTTATGAACACAGCCGCTAACTTAAAAGCCAAGAAAACCGGCGCGAAGCTGGTAGCAATGGTACACGACGAGATGGTGATAGAATGTGTAAAAGAAAGCGTTGACTCTGTGTCTGACTGTGTTAAAATAGCTATATCACAGGTCAACCAAGAGTATAACCTACGCTGCAAGTTAGACTGTGACGTACAAACTGGAAACAACTGGAGTGAGATACACTAATGGCTAGTTCCTATATCGAAGGCAACCTTTACTACACGTACTTGTTTGACCAGAAGGACAAGTATGACCGCTATTC